TGAAGCAATAGAACCTGCGAGAAAAATTGAAGATGCTTTTAATTTTCATATAACTAAAAAAGTAGGTATATTCAATATAGTATGTGATATGCTTCAGGGTATTCTTGTAGAAGGGACAAGGTTTTTAAAAATTTATCCGTATGAATATACGAGAAAGAAATACAAGTATGCTTTAATCCGCAAAATAGTAAAAGGGATGGAACAGATTTTGGGATATGAAACGGATATGTTTAACAACTTAATAAAGAAACAGGTTGAGGAAAAGGTTTTTATTCCGAGATGGGAAGAAATATCAGTTAAAGATTTATTCTGGGAAAAGGGAGCAGTAAATATAGAAAATGCCAGTTGGATAGCACAAAGATTGTATTTCAATACTGCTGAAATAAAAAAGAAAAATTGGATAAATTTAGATAAGATTGAGAATATACAACTCACAAAGAAAAGAACAGATGAAGTAGAAAAAACAAAATCAGAGTTTGTTGGTGTTGATACAAATGAATGGCTTGATGAAGATGATTATGAGATTTATGAAATCTGGGCTACTTATGATTTAGGCGATGGGGATAATGAATATCAGTTTGTGGTGGATATAAAAAACGGCATTTTGTTTTATGCAGATGAGAATAAATTTTTTGATAAAAGAAAACCTTTTGTGTCAATTCCCTGTTATCGCATTGCAGGAAGCATTCTCGGACAATCATTACCTCAGAGATTAGCCCTTCTCAATGATGAACTTGATACAATACATAATATCATTATAGACAATTCCATTCTTGCAAATGCAATAACTTATATGTATGTGCCGAATAAAGGATTTGACCCTGCGAGGATAAAAGTAAAGCCAGGTGCAGCAATACCAGTGCAGAGTTTGGATGGTGTGATAAAGCAATTTGAATTTCGCAATGTTTCTCTTGACCTTTATCGGTTAGAAAACTTTGTGATAAATTTACTTCAAAAGATGAGTTTTGTAAGTGATTATGCTCTTGGGGAAGAAGCAGTTGAAAGACCAACTGCAAGAGGAACTCTTGCAATGCTTCAGGAATTTGCTGTAAATGTAAACTTCCTTATAAAGAATATACAGGATGGATTAACAAAAGCAGTTTATCAAACATTACAGTTATTATATGAGTTTATGCCACAGGAAGGAATTGCTTATTTTTCAGAACAGGGAGAGGAACGACTTACTCGTGAAGATTTAGAGTATTTAGATGATATGGAAATAACAGTTCTTGCTGACGCTGTAAGAGCAATGAAAGATATGGATAAGCAGATAGCAATAACTCTCTTACAGGTTTTTGGTGCAGACCAGACAGGTGAAGTTGATAAATATAAGATAAAGAAATACTTTATTGAAACAATTGCACCACATCTCGCAAAGGACATATTAAGAACACCAGAGGAAGTGAGACAACTTCAAATGGCACGACAGGAATTGCTTGATAAAATGCAGGTTCTTAAACAAAAGGAAGATGAGTTGATGACAAAAGAAGGTATGTTGCAGGAAAAAGAACTTGAAAATGAATTGAGAGAAGCAGGATATGACGAAAAAGAAATACAGAGGAGATTAAAGGATTTCAGACGGACATACATTAGAAATGTAGTAAAAGCACAGGAGGAGGAAGAATGAATTATTCGCCAGAAGAAATAAAGGAATTGATTGAAGAATTAGAACAAACAAAAGGATGGAAAATTATAGTAGATGAGATAGTTAAGTATTTCAAAGCAGTGAGAAATGAGTTAGAAATTTCTACAGATGACAAGGACTTATTAAGGAAGGGAGAATTAAGAGCATTGAGATTTGTTTTGAATTTACCAGAAGAATTGAAGAAAGGGACTTGACAAAATCTGGAATTTATGGTATAATTAGAATAGTTGGGAGATGGATATTCAATGTAATGCTACCTCGCTTATGCGAGCCCATTACAGGAGGTAAAAATGGATGAGAGTATTTTTTCTGATGAGTTGAAGAATGAGTTGACAAATCCTGACCCCGAGGAAAACTCGGCTAATCAGGATGAGGAAGTTGGACAGGAAAACGAACAGGAAACTCCTGCCGAAGAAACTAATGAGCAGGAGCAGAAACCTGAGGAGAAACCTGAGGAAAAACCTGATTGGTTCTACGCTGACAAATTCAAAAGCGTAGAAGACCAAGCGAAGGCGTATGCTGACGCTGTGAGGGAAATGAAAAGGGCTCAAGAAGAAAGAGCCCAACTCCGCAAGGAAATTGAAAGTTTAAAGAAGAGCGAAAATGTGTCTGATGTGGCGGACTTCTCGGAAGACATTAAAGAAAAACTTGAAGAGAAGTATGGAATGCCTTTTAATCAGATACAGGCAATCTGGGATGTGCAGAACCTTGTGTTGGAGCAGAAGTTGAAGCCGATTGAAGAGACGATTTTGTCTTCGCAGTTTGAAAACACATTATCAAGATTTGAAAATGAAAATCCTTTATTTAAGGATTATAAAGACAAGGTAATTGAAAAATTGAGTTCTGTTCCACTTGCGGAGCGGATTAAACCCACGACAGTGAAAAGAGCGTGGGCGGAAGTGGTAGCAGAAAACTTCAATGACATTATAGAAAGAGTAAGAGCAGAAGCCAGAAGCAAGGGGACACCTGCTTCTCCACCTTCTGTTTCTGGAAATACAAAGAAGGTTGAAAGCAAACCTAAAAAAAGTGTTTTAACCGAAGAAGAAAAGAATTACCTATTAAGAGTAGGGGCAAATATAGATGATATAGAGAAATTTGCAAGCGGTGAGATAGAGAAAAAAAGAGAAAATTTAGATAAACTAATAGAATTATGAGGAGGTAAGTATGGAAATTAAAGTTCTTGGAAGGAAGGATTGGTTTACAAGAGACCCGTTTCAAGTTCCAGAAGACATAAAAAAGAAGTATCCGAATGCCCATTTTGTTTTTATCCGCTTTGATGAGGATAGAATAAACTTCAAGGATGGCTTGGGATATAAGATTATTACAAAGAAAGAAAAAGGAAGTCAGGAAGAAATACCTGTTAGAGTTGGAGACACAATTTTGATGGCAATTCACGAAAAAGATTATGAAGATAGAGAAAGACAAAAAGATGAGTTAATCAAAAGAATAACAAGAGAAGCAACTCCAAAAGCAAAAGAAGAAGTAAAAGACATAGACAAAAGATTGGAGTTAGTTGGAAAGATTGAAAATAAGTAAAAACAAAGTTTAAATATGCTGAAGGATTACATTTAGTTCATTGGTATCCTGAAGCACAAAACCAGAGTTTTAAGAAAGGTCAGCCCGTTTATCTTTCAGGCGGTAAACTTACTGAATGTGATAGTGATGATACTGCAATTCTTGGGATTGCTCTTGCTGACGCTTCAGGAACGACTGATACATCAATTCCAGTTCTTCTGGCAACACCACTTACAATTTTTGAGGCAACTGCTACATCTGCTGGTTCTGATGTTAACATTGCTGTCACCCATGTTGGCAAGCATTATGCTCTGTATAAGTCATCTAATGATGTCTATGTAGATTTGGGTGATACAAGTAATGACGCTCTTAAAGTGGTTGCTTTGGTGGATGATGCTGGAACAACTAATGGAAAAGTTTTAGTTAAGGTTCTTGCTGCGGCTTCACAGTTTGATGCATCAGAAGCATCATAATAAGGATATAAAAAGGAGGTAAAAAATGGCTGTAAATAAAAGTTCAATTGCTTATCTAATTTCCAAAGATTATGATAAGATATTCCTTGATAATTTTCAGGCAGAAGAAACTGTCTTTGATAAGATTTTCAATGTGAAGAAAGAGGAAGGTGTAAATGCTAACTTTGATGAACCGAAACAGAAGTATAGCAAAACCTTCACACCTGTGACTTATTCTCTTGGTGTGAGAATAACAAAAGAAGCATTTGATGATGACAAATCAGGTCATTTGAGGAAAATTCCTGCAATGTTAGCAAGTTCTGCAAGAGCAACTCTTGAGACCTATTGTGCACAGATTTTTGATAGGTCACAGAATAGTTCTTATCTTGGTGCAGATGGGAAAGTTCTTTGTGCGACAGACCATCCGCTTTATGGTTCTTCAAGCACAACTTCTTTCTCAAACCGCCCTACAAACAATGTAGATTTGAGTGTGAGTGCTCTTGAAGCGGCAATTGCAGCAATGAGAACAACTCCAAATGACCAAGGTATTCCCACAGCATTAAGACCAAAATACCTGCTTGTTCATCCTTCAAATTGGGCAACAGTTATTCAGTTGCTTAAAAACCCTGAAAAAGCAGGAACTGCTAACAGAGACATCAATGCTATCAAGGAAGTTGGTCTTGTGCCTATCATCTGGGATTACCTGACTGATACAGACCAGTGGTATATTCTTACAGAGAAGCAGTATCATCAGTTGATGGCAATAATGAGAGAAAAGATTAACACCAAGAGTTATGAAGCACCAGACAATACTGATGACGCAATTTACAGAGTGAGATTTAGATTTGATGTTGGTTGGGTTTCGCCACTTGGTGTTTACGGAAGTATTGGAGCATAATCATCAGGAGTGCTCCTGAATTTGAGGGGCGGGCGTTATACCCGCCCTTCGCCAGAAATAGAAAATGACAAGGCGTGAACAAAGGCAAAGAAGGGAAATGTCAAGGAATAGAGCGTATTATAACAGATTATTTGGAAAAGGTGGACTTGTTCAGTGTATAAGATGTGGTTTCCATTATCACAGACACACAAGAGATATAATTTTAACGGGTAAAGGATATATATGCAGATGGTGTTTAGACCCGCAGGATTAAAAAAAGGGAGGTAAAAAATGAAAAAACTACTTTCAGCACTTTCCATATTAGCCGTAGTTGGTGTTTTAGTTGCTGCAAATCAACTCACTCTGGATAACTTTAATGTAGACGACAGTGGGAATGTCACAGCAACAAGTATTTCAGCAGATGTTTCAGCAGATAGTGTTTCAGCAAGCACAGTTACTTTGAGCGGACAAATTCCACTTGTCTTTTCCGTAGTGGTTGACACGACTTCAATTTCTCCGACAAGGTCAGGACAGGTTATTCTTGGAGATGATTTCAATCTGTATGTTTCATCTTGTGCAGGTGGAAGTTGGTATAAAATCGGCGGAAAATAAGACAGGAGGCAAAAAATGAGGAAAATACTGTTATTGCTTATTTTAGCAACAGGGTTATTTGCGGGGATAGGATATAGTGTTTATATTTCCACTGTTCCGACAACAGTATATAATGGTTCTTGTTATGTAGATTTTTTTGCTGTGTCAAATTCTTCAAATGTAGCACAGACAGTATACATTGGTGATAATTCTACATCAACAGTGAAATTAGAAGTGCAGGTAGGAGCAAACAGTTTTACGGCATTTGATATACCTTCAGGAATGAAATTTGAAACTAATGTAAAAGCAAGTTGTCAGGATAGCAATGGCAATAATAAAGTGCTGTTAATGTTAGATGTAAAATAACAACAGCAGGAGAAAAAAGTGAATTTTGTTGCGTTAGTAGTTCTTATATTGTCTTTATTATGGATAGTGTTGTTTCTGGATAAAAGAAGCAGGTTTATATTGCTTTGTTTTCTCTTATTCAACTCGCTTTATGCTCTTAATCGTGGAGAAATTCGTTCAATAGTTAGAGATTTGGTAAAAGACGCTTCATCTGACCCTGCAAAACAACACTGGAGTGATAGCGAAATAAATCAATATATCAATTTAGCACAGCAGGAAATAGTTTCTCTTACTTGGTGTCAGCAAAACTATTATGATTTAACTATATCCAGTCATTACAGGGTTTACACAATAACAGATACGGTTTTCACAATAACAAGGATTACTGTGGGAAGCAAAGCGATATTGGAGACATCCTTTGCGGAGTTAGACAGGGAAAGTTCTTATTGGGATGTTTCACCTTCATCTTCAACACCGACAAAGTATTACATCTATCAATCAAGCGGGACAAACTTAAAGATAGGTTTTTATCCACCGCCAGAGAAAAATTACAATGTAAGAATTTATTACATAGAAAACGCAACTGATATGGACGATGACAGCGATATACCATTTAGAGGCATTAAGAAACTTTATCCTTATCATTACTTGATTTGTCTATGGACTGCGTCTCAACTTTCAGCGATGGACGAGAATAGTGCAATGGCAAGTTTTTATTACAAACTTTATCTTGACAGAATAGTTGATATGCAGAAAACAATTAACTATAAACCGAATTATTTTCCGACAATTAGCGGAGAGAGAGAATGAAATGGAGATGGGTAATTTTATTTCTTTTTTCTTTTCTTTGGGCTGAACAAAAAGTTAAGATTTTATCTGACTTTTCAGGCGGATTAAACACAAAGGTAGCACCTGCGTTAATAAGGGAAAATCAGACTCCTGATTGTCTGAATGTCCTGTTTGATGAGATTGGCGGGGTAAAAACAAGAGACGGATATGTCTATGAAGGTTATCCTTCCACAACAACAATAGGGCAGAAGTTATTCTACTACCAAAAAGCAAGTGGGGAAAAGTTTTACATAGTTCAAATACAGGATAAACTCTATTATTCTCCCGATATGGAGGATTGGACTTTGATAAAGAGTGATATTAAGTGGCAATTAAATGAATTAAATGCAACAGTAGTAAATGATAAGATATTCTTTACAAATGGAATAGATACGGTTTTTTCTTTTGATGGAACTGATATAGATGAGTATTCCTTTATTCCAAAAGGGAAAATTATAACAAGCAATTCTGACGCTTCTTCTGGCGTGATTTATGACAGGGTTTTTGTGGCAAATACTTATGATTATCCAAGCGGTGTTTACTGGACTGATACCGCTTATTTACCTGATGAAGAAGACGCTTGGAGTGAAACACAATTATTTTTTGTAGGGCTTAATGATGGTGATGTTATAACAGGGCTTTATGTCTGGCGTGGGGATTTATATGTGTTTAAGAAAAATTCTGTCTGGAAAGTGATGAATACTTCGCCTGAAAGTGGGGCTTTGATTAAACTTACAAGCGAATATGGTTGTGTAGCACAATCAACAATAGATGAGTATAAGAATAGGTTGATATTTCTTTCAAATAAGGGAGTAATCTTATTTGATGGAAGTTTTTTTACAGAAGTTTCATTGCCGATAGAACCTGATATAGAAAACTGGAATAATCTAAAAGGAGAGATATACTATTGGATAAATACAAAGACGAGTGATTTCAACGCAGGCACTTTAACAAATGTGGATACATCTTTTAATGAGATAAAATTGGAAGATAAAACAAAAATATGGGATAGTTCTGAAACTTTTTGTGCTGGAACACTTAACGATGTGGATACTTCTGGCGAATATATTGTTTTGGCTTCAACCCCATTAAGTTATGCAAAAGAAAACATAGGTTTAATATCAAATCATTATGTTAAAATGACAGGTTCAAAAAATGCTTGGGGTTGGTTATATGATAGTTTAGTTGGTCCTTATGCTAACAATGGTGATGATTATTATCTTCGTAATAATGTAGGTGATGGTGAGTGGTGGAGTTTATTAGCAAATGCTTATGATACAGGTTCGGATTATGAAGAAACAGGGGCTTATAAAATGTCTGGCTCGGATTATGTTTATCCGCAAGTTTGTGGTGGCGATATAAACTATAAGCACGACCAGACAAGTTACTTTTTTTCGGTAGTTTCTAAATATGGATTTACACTTGCACCGATAAGTCAAGATAAAATTATAAAGAAAGTTGATGTTAAGGCAGATATATCTTTTCCCACTTCAATATATTTTGACGCTTATTATATAAAAAGTGATTTTGCCGATAGCCATACTAATGATGAAATAGGAATTAAAGTTTATTTAAAATCTACAATCCATTTTGTAGATGGTGGAAGTTCTGATTATGTTAAGTATTTAGGAAAAAGTTATATAACAGTTTCTCAATTACAAACGGATTATTATAGAGTTCGCTATAAATCCTATAATACCACAATAGAAAAAACTTATAGTGGAAATGAATTTTCAATAAATGTTAATACTGAAAATGAAGAAGTCCAGAAGATAGATTTAGTTATTTACGCACAAATGTATGATGAGACAGATGTTGAAAACACTTATGATTTTGAATTTTATTCTCTCAATTCCTTCCCTATAACAAAACTTTATGATATTTCGCTTTATTATCCAACAACAGATACAGTATATCAGTCAACAGGAACTTGGATAAGCGAAGTTCATAATTTTGGGAAAGAGGTTTATTTAAGCACATTTACGGTAGATAGTTTTATTCCAGAGAGTTCATCTATAACATTTCAGGCAAAGTCATCTGCTTCTGATTGGGTTGATATAAGCACAAATACCTTACTTCCTTCGTCATTATCTCCTTGCACGACTATACAGATAAAAGCGAGTTTCTCAACAAACTATTCTACACAAACTCCTATATTAAGAAGTGTATCAGTAGGTGCAATTGCTTCAACAGGCACTTGGGTAAGTAAAAAATTCAATGCGAATAAAGTCAGTTCTTGGAAGTATTTTATTGCGGACGATAACGGAAAACAAACAAGAGATTATTATGTAAAATTTGCGACAAGTTCAACAGCACTTGATAATGCTTCTTGGCAGGCAGTAAATTCAGGCGATAGTTTGACAAGCACTTATACTTACATTCAAACAAAAGTGGAGTTAGAGACAAATAAAGGTAATGAAAATCCGACAGTAAGGTCATTGACATTTACTTGGTATCCTGAAACTGATTTAATCAGACCAGTTGGGAAGGTATTGAATAAGAGATATTGGCTTGCAGTATCAACAGCAAATAGTTATAATGATACTGTGTATGTTCTGGATAAAAATATGGCTTGGACGAAATTTAGCGGATATACGATAAATGATATACTTCCTCGTGGATTAGAAGGGTATATTCTTGACAGCACAGAGGGGGCAATATGGAAGGCAGAACAGGGAACAGCAGATAGATATAAGAGTGCAGTAAGTTCGCAGGCAATACATTCATATTGGCAGAGCAAGGATTTCTTTTTAGCGTTAGATAGAGAAAGTGAATTAGAGTATTTATATCCTTCATTTGAAAAAACAGGTGGAGATGTGTTAGTGGAATATGCTCCTGATTTTTCAAGCAGTTTTTCATCGGCGACTGTGGACTTATCAGGGACAGGCGTGCAAAATGACAGGATAGCAATAACTTGGGGTGAGATAGCAAAATTATGGAGATTTAAAATATCAGCAGATAATCCGTTTAGTTTTTATGGTATGAGTATTTACTACAAACCGAAGGAGTTGCGATGAAATTGTGGCAGGTGATTTTATTTATTGTGTTGTTTTTGCTTGCGGTATTTTTGGACTTAAATGCAGGTATGCCTTATGAAATTCCGCAAGATGTAAAGAGGGAGGAACTACCTGCTTTATTAAACCGCAATTTTAATGAATTGTTTAATAAAATAAACAAAAACGAAGATGAATTGGACGATTTGAATGTGGCAGTATCAACAACAAGCAAAAAAAAGAAAACTATCTGGGCGAGAGATGTTAAGACAGAGCAGTATGAGAATTTAGATGACGATGATGTGCAGGGGCAGTTGTTTGAATTGGACGATGAGAAACTTTCTCGGCTTGGAACACATCCGTTAAAATACAGGACAATGACAGGAACGCTTTTGATGGATACGACAAACATAAAATTAACAGATGGCACAACAAATAGCATTATACTTGATGGTGTAAATGGAACAATGTTAATTGAAAAAACAAACACTGGTTCTGCTGATTTGAATGATTATACTATAAGGGCAAATGGTGAAAATGCTTATTACAATATACTTGGATATGGGGGTGTAAGTGCAGTTGCAGGTTATCAACCTGATGATGGGGCGTCTGATACAAAAGGCGTCTATGGGCGAGGCAGTGACTATGGAACTGGTGTATATGGGACGACTATGTATGGAACAGGTGTAAAAGGATATTCTTATGATGGTAAAGCAATTTATGGAGAAGTGTCTGATAAGAGTAAGGGATATGCAGGATATTTTGAAGGTAAGGTATATTCAGATACGGGTTTTATAGGAAATTGTTCATCTGCGACTTGGTCAGCAACAGCAAGTTCTGCGACTTATTTATTGGGAACAAATTATGATATTAGTGTAAGCACATCTGAATATGCAAAAATTTCAAGCACAGCAACTTATGCGGAAAGTGTGAATTACAATGTTTTAGTGGCTTCTGCCGATTATGTTTCTGGAACAATATCATCTGCTACTTATGCGGAAAATTCGGATAAACTTGACGAATTAGATAGCACGGATTTTTTCTTTCTAAATCAATCTTCAACGCAGACAGTCATAAACGGTATTCCCTTGCTGGATACAACCCCAAATGGCAGTGTTGACATCAAGAGTTTTGTCAATAAGGAATATGTGGATTTTGCAGTTACTTCTCTCGGAGCGAGTTATTATATGTATGAC